CGAGCCCGGGTGGTGAAATCGGTAGACACAAGGGATTTAAAATCCCTCGGCTTATGGCTGTGCGGGTTCAAGTCCCGCCCCGGGTACCAGGAAAATAACTTCAAGAATAACAAGCAATAAGCAGTAATGTCGTGACCGCCGGAAGGCGGTTTTTTTGTGCCTGAAAAATGCCAAGTGGCAGCAAAATGGCAGCATGATGGCAGCAAAGATTTTCATCCCTTCCCGATTAAACATCTAACCATACGCCATTGACTTACACCGCTCCAGTGGTAATATGTGCTTACGGTATACGCCACTGACGCATATAAGATGATATTTATAGAAACCCCGATTTTTACAGAGGATGTTCTGACGCTACTCAATGATGAAGAGTATCGAGCGTTTCAGCTTCATCTTGCCGAGAACCCAACCGCAGGTGATGTGATCAAAGAAACTGGCGGATTACGTAAGGTTCGTTGGGCTAGCGGCGGTAAAGGTAAGCGTGGTGGTGTGCGGGTCATTTATTATTATAAGTTGTCCGAATCTCAGATCCGACTGTTGGTGATCTACAAAAAGGGCATCAAAGATGATTTGTCTGCGGATGAAAAACGCGCCCTTCGCGCATTGAATGAGAGGTGGTAATAATGGACGCTAAACTGTTCGGTCGTTTGAAAGAAAGCATGACACAAATGAATGAAATTATTGACGGGGAGCGTGCGCCTTCCCGTGAGTTTCAGGTCAGCGCGGTGCAGGTTAAGCATATTCGCCAGGCTACCGGGTTGTCGCAACCGGTGTTTGCGGCTCTGATTTCCGTCAGCGTTGGTACGCTTAAAAATTGGGAGCAGGGTAGACGTGAACCTACCGGCCCGGCCAAAGCGTTGCTGCGTGCGATTGAGCGAGATCCGCAGCATGTCCTGCCTGCGCTATCTATTAAGTGACTTTATTGATTACGAATTAACGCCCGCATATGCGGGCGTTTTTGTTTGTGTATTTAACCAAATACCAGCGCGGCTTGTCCGCCGCTTTGCGGGTGAGGTGGGACGGGATCAACGTTATGTGGTTTTGAAATGACGCGGGTAAATGTCTCATGGCTAACGAACGTGCAACCGCAATTGATGTTGGTACATTGGTTGTAACGTTCTTTAGTTGTAGTGGTGATATAGCTTGATGATCTGGTGTGTGCGGCCTGGCCGCAAAGCGGGCAATGCATCATGGCGGGGTACTCCGTCATGCCCTGACTATGGTCAGTACTGCTAATAATTATGCACAATTATTCCTGTTTTGCATCATTCCATTTCCAGATCGTCAATCTTGACCTCTAAATCGAGGGCGGTAGTAAAACCGCTGTTATTCAACGAATGAGTCACCTTAACCAACGTCCAATTGGCCTCATCAATTTCTTTTTTGAAACCTGAAACAGTGACCGGCGCTTCCGGGTAAATGTCTGCGCGCCCATGCGCGAGTTGAATAGAAAAAGTGGCAACACCACGCTGAATGCGTTCCCAATTCGCCTTTGCTGCTCGCTGTGCATTATATTTTGATGCGTAGGTATGGCGCAGAACTAACACATTTTCATCACTGCCAATCAGGTATTCTCCCTGTTTTTCATCGACTGGTGCGGGTTTCTTAACCCTGCGGCGTTTAACCTTAACCTGTTCGCTTTTTGCAGTGCGGGTATTCAGCCAGTTGGCCACAACGCCGGTATAGGCTCCCCGATCGGTTAGCGTGAATTGATGGTTGTCACCCGACTGGCGATTAATGATGATTGCCGGAATCGACTTTCCTCCGGCGGTCATATTCTGTCCCTGCTTGAAAAACAACAGATTGCCATTTTTTATTGCGGCTACCGCACCATTCTCTTTTGCCAGGCGTGTGATAAAACTCCCGTCCGACTCGGTGGTTTGGTCGATATGTCCGATCTGAATGTCTGCCACATTCTTATTGATGACTGCGGCCAACTTATTACGGCTGGCAATGGTTTTGACAATATCCCCTATGGTTTTTTTATGGTAAGAGGCATCGCGTTGTACATTCAATGTTTGCCGAAAATCAGCACTTCGGGCTGTTATGGTCAATACGTCAGGCGTGCCAGCATGCCCAATTTCATCAACGACAAACGTTCCTTTATCGATCACCCCGGTATCTTTCCAGCCGAGTGCAACAGCCAGGCTTACGCCACGGCGGGGCAGCTTTAAATTGCCTTCGCTATCGTCCAGTTCAATATTGATCTGGTCAGCTTCAAAACCTCGGTTATCCGTTAGCGTCAGGCTGATTAATTTCTCTCTCACCTTTCCGGTGATGTCGATACCCTCAATTGTAAGCGAGTAAGCCGGGGTATTATCGCCACCGAGTTTGTCCAACGTATCGATCAGGCTCATGACAGGAATCCGCCGACGGTATCGGAAACTTGCTCGGCCAGGTCTTCAAATTGCTGAGACAAATCGCCGAACATGTCTTTTAACCCTTCATCCGTGCGCTTGAGCGTGATAGTGAACTCAATACGACGGGCGGAGCCATCCGCAAAGAATACAGTTTTGGTGCGGCTCAGGCTTTCGATCACGAACATGCCATGTATTGCGCCGCTCCCCTCAATCAATGACCAGGCCTTGCCAGTTTCCGCCATTAATTGGATAGCCATCAGGGAAACTCTACCCCCGGTTAATGCCGGCAGCAAAACGCCGCTCAGTGTGATGGTTTCATCATCCGGCCCCAGGAACTGGCTTTGTGGGCGAAGCCCGACGCGGCTATTGGTCGGATGACGCCACGCCATCTGGTGTTGAAACTCCTGGTATGGAACGGTTTGCAACATGAATACAAACATGCCTAGTGCCATCATCATAATGATCGTCCTCACTCGATATCGTTAAAACTGCTGTTCGCCCTGGATCTTGCTTGCCGTTCCCGTGCATCCAGTTGTCGCGCGACTTCCCGCGCAATGTCCTGGGGGTTGTGGTGGGCCTGAGCGATAATCTGAATAGGGGCGTGAATGTCGATGTAAGTAGCGCCGCCCTGGTGATGTGATGAAGTGACTCCGCGCGGGTACTGACTCCCTGGCAGGGTGTAGGGATGCAAGGGGGCGTCCGCGGCGGTAGCAGGGCCACCCATAAATAACGCGGCTACTGCCGCCATGGCGGCGGTATTCTTACGACTGGTGACATTAGCCGGCCCGTTGACAATTTCCGGGCCATACTCGCCCACTACGCCAAATTTCCCCAAGGGGATCCTGCCGCCGCTGTCGTGTTCACCGGTGTAACGACGGCGTATGGCATCAGCAGAATTACCCTGCGGTGCCGGTGTCATTGTTACGCCAGCGCGGCGGGCCGCATCGGCAACGGCGGGGTTCGTCTGCGCTAAGATGCGCGTTTTTTCTGACTTGGTTTTAACTTCATCCAGTTTACCCAGCACCCACTTAATTGATTCTATGAGTAATTTCAGCGGGGTAAGGGCTAATTCAATTCCGGCCGCCAGAAACTCACCGAATTTTTTCCCCGCTGATGCCGCGCTATCCAAGTCTTTTTTGGTCGACTTTACCGGTGTTAGCAGGTCGGTAAACCAGCCCCACAAGGCCTTAACCTTGTCCCCAATCCAGGTGAATACTGGCATCAGCGGCGCAAAGGCGTCTTTAATGGGGGCCGCCGCAGTTTTGAAACCGTCAACCACGCCGCCCAGGAATGCTTTGATGGGCTTCCAGTATTTATAAATCAACAGGCCCGCGCCGACGACGGCAGCAGCAATTAACCCAAGTGGGCTAACCAAAATACCGAACATGCTCCCCAGACCGCCCAGGGCAAAACGCAGGAACCGCAACGGGGACGTAGCCAGCCAGGTAAAGACGCGTCCAATGCCCTTAATTCCTTTAGTTGCCGTCTGTAGCGGCGATGATGCAAAAGACACGACAGCGCGGCCAGCGCCGCCAAGAAGCTGTTTGGAAAAGGTCAGCGCATTTTTACCCGCATCCAGAAGTTTTTGGCTAAAGCCTACAACCTGTTTTTTTGTGAGCGGAGTGGTGCTGGCAAATTTCAGCATGCTGAGTGACAGATTGGGCAGCAGACGGATCCCGAGCATGCGCGTACTGAATCGGAGCAGAGCGAACGGCCCTAACAGACCGACAACGGCAATGGCCAGCGTACCGAAAACGGTGGTTGAAATGGCAGCGGCTGCGCCAATCTTGACGATAGCGGCGCTGACTTTCGGATGTTCTTTCAGGAACTCCGCGACACCGTGTAAAAAGTTGCTGATGCCTTTTGCTGTTTTGCGCAGCCAGGCGTCGTTTTTCTCAAATAACTCAACGCTGATATTTTCCAGAGCGGCATGTAACATCGTCATGTCGCCTTTCATGTTATCCAGCATGGTATTGGAAACCCGCTTAGCCTCACCGTCATACTCACCCGGCGCACCGCGCATTTGTTGCAGTTTACCGTCCGCCACTGCCCGCATCAGTTCACCAAATCCGGTGACTGCATACATGCCGGCAATGTCTTTAAAAATCTTACCGCGATCGACGTTCCCCATTTTTGACGTTTTTTTGTCGATGTCTTTTAGGATATCGACCAGATCACGCATGTTGCCGTCTTTATCTTTGGTGGTTACACCCAGCTTTTTAACCGTGGCGCTGTTACCGATACGGCTCAGAATAGCACGCATCGCCGTACCCGCCTGGCTCCCCTGAATACCGGCATTACCCATGATGGCTGTGGCAGCGGATACGGTTTCCAGACTTTGCCCGTATTCACGCCCCACACCAGCGGAATATTTCAGCGATTCACCCAGCATGGGGATATCCACGTTATTCCGGGTAAACAGGGCGGTTAGCACGTCGGCTACCCTGTCCATTTTTTCCGCAGGGATCCCCATGGCCGTTTGGATGTTTGACGCAATATCGGCAGTGGTGCCAAGGTCAATGTCACCGGCAGCGGCCAGATTCAACATCCCTGGCATCGCTTTTAAAACCTGCTGGGGTGAATAGCCGGTTCTGCCAAGGAAATATTGCCCCTCGGCCACCTGGAGATCGGTGAATTTTGACGATAGCGGCAAGGTTCGCGCCTGGTGCCGTAATGACTGCATTTGCGGATCGGCTTTGGTTGGGATGCGGGTCACTGCCTGGGTTTTACTCATCATCGCATCGAAGTCATAGCCCACATGCAGGGCATCCACCAATCCACGGCCCATGGCGCGCCCGGTGGCCATTGACGTATAGCCCACACCGGCGGCCATTACTTTACGCTGATTGCTTTCATCAAACTGGTGACGCGCGGCATTAAGCCGCTTTTGCTGCTGGGCCTGTTGGTCTAGCCGTTTTTGCTGTGCAGCTAATGCGCCCGTTACCCCGGTGATGTTTGACCGCAGAGAGCGCTGAGCCTCACCCAATCGATTTGTTGCCACGCCGCTATTTTGCAGGGCGGTACGCTGGTTTTGCAGTGAAAGCCGTAAATCAGCGAATTTCTGTTGAAGTTTGGCCGCTTCTTCCCTGGCTTTTTGAAATTGGCGGGCCTGCTTGGCGGTCGGGCCGTCTGTGGATTTCAATGCTACAGCCAGATCGCGCGCTTTTTCGCGTGCCATGCTTAGTGCTTGTGCGGCGGCGGCTACCTGGGTCTTTGTCTTGCGGAAACCGTCAATTTTCCCGGCTTGAGTATCAAGCTGTTTTAACTGGTCTTTTGTGGCTTTAACAGATGCGGCCAACGCTTTGTTGCTGGCCTGCATGGATTTGAACGGGCGGGTGATTTTATCGACCGCACTCAGTAAAACCTGCAATCGGAGATTTTTGTCACTCATCACTTGCCCCACTGCGGATAATGGCTTTGTGCCGCCATTCCAACAGTTCGGCCAGCGGCATCAGATCGGTTACGGTTGGTGGCCAATGGAAGACGGCGGCAATGTCCGCCGTCAGGTCTTCAATGGTTAGCTGTTCAGGAAATCGGATCTGACCGAATTCGGTAAGAAAAAAAGCGCCAGCGCTTGAGACAACTGATACAGGTCTGCCGGATCCAGGTTGGAGACTTCGTTAGCCGTCAGGGCCGGGGAAGTGATACGCGGCAACACGGTGATCAGTGAATTGACGTCAGTTTCAATCAGCGCCTGCAAACGGGTGCCACGCAATGCACCGGCGCTTGGTTTGTTGACGGTCACTTCGGTGATCTGTGTGGTGCCGCGCTGGACAGGAACGTCCAGGATCACCGGCTTGTTCAGCAGATCAGTAACTGCATCGCCCTGGCCATCATTGATTTCAACACTTACTGATTTATCGTTTTTCATTGTTTAACCTTCATTTTGTCTGGTTTACTGGCCCCACCGGGGCCATGGCAACATCTGTGCAAGCAGGTGGGGCGGTTACAAGCCGATAGCGCGGCGGTGTTCTGCCAGGCGGTCGACGCCATCCACGATTTCGATCATGTTCACCACGTCGATTTCAAGCAGGACAGCGCCGTCCATCGTCAGCTTGTAATAGGTATTTTTGGCGCTGAGTTTGGTTTGCGTGTTGTCGCCCTGTTTGTAGTTGCCGAAGTCAAACTCTGAAAAACGACCACGCATGACCACTTCCACAGCGACAATCTCGCCGGTGTCATCGCGCTGGAAAGAGCCGACAAAACGCAGCAGTACGCCATCAACCTTGGCGATCCCCCACTGCTTATAAAGCTGGGCCTCAATACCGCCGAGGGTGATTTCTGCGTCCAGCGCACTATCATCGATCCCCAGATCAACGCCGGCGCTGCCGTTCATGCCACCGCCGCGATACTGTTCAAGCTTTCGCGTCAGCTTCGGCAAGGTGATTTCTTCAACGACGCCCTGATAGTTGTTGGCGTCGTTGAACAAGTTCAGGAATTTCAGTTTGCGTGGTAAGGCCATCGCGTCCCCCTTAGCTGTTCACGTTCTGAGTAAAATTCATCAGATATTGGTCGGTGATACGTTGGCGCAGCAGCAGATTTTCAAGCGGCGGCACGGGCGTGTAGTTGTAGTCCAGGATCAGCTTGCCCGCTTTCAGCGTGTCTTTATCGTTGGCGGCATCATCCATCCAGCAATCGCCATCAATAATGTAGCCGCCGGATTTCAGCTCACGGAATTTGGCCTTAATGCCTTCGATAATGTCTTTGGCAAGGGAAGGGTGCATCGGCTGATCAACGGCCCACATTTGCGCTTCGGCCATTGTGTCAGCCAATACCTGCGCGGTGCGGGTGTAGTTCTCAAACTGGAACAGCGGATCATCTGAGCAGGTGCGGGAACCCCAGAATCGGAATCCATCTTTGCGGATCAGGGTGGTGACGTCGTTCTGGTTCAGCAGATTGGCGTCGGTGGCCGTATCCTGCAAATCCCAATATACGTCGGCGCTGATGCCGGTCACGCCATTGACGCCGACGTTTGACAGGGTTTTGTGCCAGCCGGTCTGCTCATCAATCTTGGCGCGTAAACCCAACGCGCGGGCCGTGGCGTAGGCTGTTGCCGATGCGTTGGTCACGCTATCCCAACTCAGGAAGTCTGGCCAGATCAGCATGGCTTCACGCTGGCTGAAATTTTTACGGTAATCGATGGCTTCTGTAACGGTTTTACAGCCGTAGGCGCTCAGGTACGCGAAGCCGCGAAGGCTTTGCGCGATAGCCAGTAATTCGGAGGCTACAGCCTCATTATCATGACCAGGTACACCCAGAATGCGGGGCTTTACGCCAAGCTGGCTTTGTGCAGCCAACAGGGCTTTCATGCCGGTTTTTTTACCCTCGGTGGTCACGCCGCCGATGATGTTGGTGGTTGTTTCTGCTTCGGTGTCGCCCTGAGCAACACGCACAACCACGGTAACGGGCTTTGTCTGGTCGCCGATAGCGTCCAGTGAGCGGGCCAAGGTGCCTGACTCGCCGGCTTTACCGCTTGCGGTCAATACGTCGGTGAGCAATATGGGCGTGTTTAACGGGAAGGTTTTCGCGTCGGCGTCATCACCGGTACAGACCAGCCCAACAATAGCCGTGCTGACGGTGGTGATAGTGCGGGTGCCTTCGTTGATTTCCTGCACGCGCACGCCGTGGTGGTAGTCTTGAGCCATTAGGTGGATCTCCTGTAACGGTGTTCCCCTATGGTGTCTGCGGCGGGCGGTTAATGCATGTGGTGGGCTTTGTGTGATGGGTGGCACAAGGTGGGCGGTAGGGATTAGATAGCCGATTGGCGGTGTTCACCAGCAAAAGGCTACCTTTGATAACAATGACCGCGTTTACTGAAAAATGAAAGCCCCGATCGGGGCTTATGCCACACGATGCCATAGCATTTGCATCTTATGCCGCTCAACGATGCTGACCGCCTGGCCTTGGCCCAGAACGTCAGTTTTACCAGAGACATTATGGCCATGCGGGCCTAGCGCCATTTCGTGATCGTGTTCGCCGGCTTCATCTGTATCACCTTCTGCGTATGGGTCGAAGAACACACGGTTATTACCACCTAACTCATATTTACTATTACGTTGCGGCACTCCGTGGTGAACGTGCTTACCACCAAGGGTAGTGCGTTTAGTCCCAAGGTCGGTATCTTGTGCTGTTCCTGAAATGTTGATTTCTTCCGCCGGCAGATTGGCACGCGCAATTGTTACCGTATCGCTGCCACCCAGGGTGCTAACATCGGAGCCGTCCTGTTTCGCCGTTCTGATTGTCAGGTGCTCGCCGGCATATTCCCACCGTGACCACGGCCAACGTTCGTTGGGGTTCAGGTTTTGGTTGAACAGACGAGAAGTTCCAACTGGGTTGTCCAGCTCCCATGCCTGTCTCACCGCTGCTTCGATTGCTTCTTTGATTGCAGCTTTGATAGCTGCCGGCGTGGCGGCCAGTTCTTCGCTATCGCTGTCCGTGGCACTGCTTAACTGAGTAAACCCCTTTTCTGTCAGGGTAGCGTCAGGGTGTTGGCGCGATTGCTCATGCTCGGAAATCTGCTCATCGGCATAGTCTTTGGCTGCATCCTCTGCGGCCTTTACCGTTTCTGCCGTTGCGAGCACAACGGATGGGTCAACAAGCATATTCACATCTTCGGTACTACTGACCTGTAGCTGCATTCTGATGATCTGAAAACGCCCGGAACCTTCGGCAAGCAATGGCTTATAGGTGTCAGGCATGTTACCCAACGCAATCAATTCCCCTTCATCGTCAAGTAACGCCACCTCGCGCAACCAAAATCCGCCAATTTGCGGCGGCATTATCATTTCAGCTTCGATGACGTTGGCGGCCTGATCTGAAATTGACAGGCGATTTAATGGTGCCCGAAACTGTTCGTTGTTCAGTTCCGTTTGTTCCGGGGAAGGCCGTGATTGCTGACCGTTCCCATCACCTACAGCCATCATGGTAATGTTGACTGGCGTACCGGATACGGCGGCCGCAGCCAGCTTACTGTTGCCAAGGTGGGTTGTTACTACAATAAATTTTCTGCTATCCACGCCGTACCTCACAATGCTGTTTCATGTTCGCTATTCCCGCCTAGCTCAGGACAAGATCACGCCGGCACCTGGGCACCATTTCAGACGCAGATAATCAGCATTTTGTTTTATCTCATCGTCTGATAACACTTTAAAAAATACTGCCACAAGAGAAATTCGGCGAAGTCCCGTGAGAATACCAGGGCGATAATGCCCGCCAATTTTCAGTGTGCGCGCTGGCGAAACAACGCGGGTACGATCCGTCATATCAACGAACGCAGATGTTATTTCACCTGTCACCGCATTGATTTTTTTATAGGCCGGATGGTCATTAAATACACTGGCATAGACCTGGAATTGTGTTTCAGCGGGATATGATACGTTCACCGATTTCACAGAAAGGTCATTGCCATTTTTAACGTTCGCATACAACGTTATGTTCGAGCCGGTGTTGTTCGCCCCAACGCTATCCCCGGATAATATTTCCCCGTCGTTACCATAGTTTGAGAGATCAAGACCGCCATCGGTTGTTTTGTTATTACCGATGGAAGAAATAACAATTGCTGTCCAGTCTTTAGGAATAATTAGCCCTGTATCATAGTGATTAGCCAGATTTGCCCATGAGAAATTAATAGCAGTATTTGGACTACCAATCATTTTTAATGGCTTGGTATTGTCCGCATAGTTTTTTAGTTTATTTGGCCCGTCATGAAGGTAATAAAGCCCGGCCAACTGATCTACTATAGGCAATTCTGGTGTTTGGTCGATAAAGCTTCCCATTTTTGGAAAACCATATTGTGCCTGTGAAGGCCCGACTAATTTAAGTGTAGAAAACATCAGTGTCCCCTTAGAGCAGTTTGTCTTTAACGATGTTAAATAAGAATTGTGCGCCAGCGGTGCTCATATGTAATGAGTCTTCCCACATCCCAAGTTCACGCCCAACAGACCATTTCGGCATCATCGTGTGCAAATCAATAAACTCGACGCCGTTTTGCACGGCAAATTTGCGCGCAGCGGTGATAAACGCTGTTAGCGGGGCACTTACCTGATAACCGTCAGTGTCTGCCGGTGCAACCAAAATAATCCCCACATCAGCATGCGCGGCCCTATAGGCATTAATGATCGAAGCAATCCCATCGATATAGTTTGCCGTATTGCTGTTTGCATACCGGTAGTCATTCGTCCCCAGAATTATCACCACAACATCCGGATCCAGGTCGGTGGCATAGGGTTTAATATATGGGCTAACCTGATATATGTAGTGGAGACCTCGCGCACCAGCATGCCCAATCTTCAACACCTCAACTCCCTTTTTCGACGGGCTGTGGGGGCGAAATGCATAGAACGCTACTTCTGACGTATTACCCAAAGTGTCAATATCGAGGGTGTGTTTACCGTCAGAAAGTCCGGCGATCGCCGTTTTAACCGTTGCTGGCGTTTCATTGGTTGTTACCACGTTCCATGCGCCGCCATCGACGCGATAACGAAATGTGCCCGAATCGCGGTGGTAAATATCAATTTGCGTACCTTCCGCACCGCTCAACGTGGCTGAACAGGTCGACAGATTTGTATGCATACAGTAGCCGTCAGGGCCGCCACCGAACGGAGGCGGTGTCGTTTCTGGGCTTCCAATCCCCCAATTTACCCACCCCGCGCTGCGGGTTAGCCCCATGCCGTTCATGTACATTTTCCGCTGGGCATTATTGCCTGCAACGCTGGCCCAGCCGTCGGATGACTTGCCATATTTGGCATACAATGCGTTGGCAAATTGTTGGGGGATGGTACTGAAATCTGTCCAGCTATCACCGGTAAAGGCTATTTTCGCCGTCACATTCCCGCCATTTTCCAACACTGCGCATTTGGCTTTCCAGCGAAAAAGTGAAGCACCGCTGCTGTAGGTTGGCAAAAATGTTTTCGTGGTCTGCGGGCTTAATGCGTCAGGGCCTTCCAATTGCAGATCCATTGTGCAAAAACGTCCATTTTCCAGCCAGGCTATAACATCGTCGCCAACCTGGATTAAAGGTATTCTCCCATCATCAGCCAGGTTAAAATCTTCATTGATAACTAGTGTCCGCGGCCCAAGACTACTAATTAAATTATCACCGAGGAATAATGACTCCAGCCTGCCATCAACAAGCCACAGCACAACTTCATCATTTATGGCGATTAAAGGAATACGGCCAGCAAGCTGTGCGTCCACTTTAGGAATTCTTTTTTCAATATCTTCAACATAAGCCATGTTGGGCATTCGCTCCCCTGTCGGTGTTGCTACACCATTGATATTTTCAAAACGTTCAGCCCATGCCATGCCGACGCCTTTAACCGGGAAATAACGCCTTTTTTCCGCTCCGGCTTCGATGGCGTTTTGTGCTTGTTCTTTTGAGTCATAAACGCGCATTTCAGCCATAACCATTGACTGAGTTACATCAACTTCCTGCCGAAGATATGAGGTGCGATTAGCCAACTGCAACGGTTGTATATTTGCAATGCCGTCACGGCCTCCAGACACTTCATCATCACGCTTGATTTGATAAACCTCATCTTCCCAGCGAGCGTATTCACTAAGTCTCGTCATGTTATTCCCCAGCATAGCGATAACGTCCGCCATAACTTGGCAGACCATTGTATTTAATATTTAATCGTGGCTCATACCCTGTGGGGTAAACCGTAATAATGTCGCCATCATGGCTGTTAAACGCTGAATAAATAAAGCCGCTGACCTTCGTCGCGATACTCAGTTGTGCAATGTGTCGGCTAACGGGTCTGGCATCTCCTATCAACCGTTCAAGCTCACGGACAATTTCCTCCGTGATCCCGACCTCGTTCACGTCGATAGTGAGACGGAACGTGCCGCGCGGGTCGGCGACTTGCCACCATTCCGCGATTGACATTGAATAGCCCATCGCCTCAATCACGCGCCGGATGGCGGCGATTGTTCCCTTGCGGCGATGTATATAAAAGGCGTCTTTGACCGCTTTGCGCTTTTCCGCCGGCGTCCATTTCTCATCCCAGCGATCGACCGAAAATGCCCAGGCCAGATAGGGCAGAAACTTGACCGGGCAACGGTCAGGGTTCCACAGGTCACGCAGTGGGGTATTTAGATCGCTGATGCCGGCGCAGGCTTCTGCCGCGCGTCGTTCAAGCGGGGTCGAACCGGACGGCAACAGGCTATTCATCGGAACCGCCGATCCGGATGCGGTAATCGGTACAGTTGGCCGCCTGGGTGCGGTCTAACACCACGTCAGCCAAGGGGGCCGCCAGTTCAACGCGTTGCACGCCCTGGGTATGCAGCGCCGCATAGATGGCCGACAGGCGAATATCGCGGCCTAGCCGGCGTTGCTCGTTGATGTAGTTTTTAAGGCGCAGTTCAGCATCTGCCATAATGGGTTCGATTGCCGGGCCGGGGTAAACGTACAGCGTGGCATCGATCTGGTAATTGACGATCTGGGCGGATTGTACGGTCAGCCGATCGGCTACCGGGCGGACTGCCTCGTCATTCAAGGCGGCGCTGACGGTAGCCAGCAGTTCCGGTGATGCGGTGCCGTCCCCATCGCGAGACAATACGCTGATTGTGACTTCTGCCGGGGCTGGGCTGATTGCCGAGGCATCCGCAACTTTGCCGTCAGCGCTTTGTGCATGAAACTCATACGCCCCAGTCGGGCCAGCGACGCTCATCCCTTCAAAGGCCGCCGGGATGCGCTGGCGGTAATCGGCGTCTGACTCCTTCACTTCCTCAACTGGCGGGATAGCTTCGTCATCTGCCGGGACGATCGTTAATCGTGGCGTGTTGTTGTTTGCACCAAGCTGTTCAAGGTCAGAGCCAATAGCGTAGGCCACCATGACCGCCTGTGCGGCTTCGTTGACACGCTGGCGCAGCAACACTTCCCGATAGGCAGATTCTTGCAGGACTTTTACGATCGGCTCTGATTCAAAACTCAATGTACGGCGTACCGCCTCCCGTTCTTCTTCGGGATACAGGCTGATTAACCGCTCTTTTCGTTCGGAAAATAGCGTCTCAAAATCCAATGCTTCAATGACATTGGGGCGGGGGAGTTGGCTCAGATCAATGGTGGCCATTATTGCCCCCTGACAGGTAATGAGAACTGGATACGCCCGGCGGTGTCCGTCCGGTTGCCGACCAAATCAACCACCATTTCCCCGTCAACGCTGGAAGCGAGATTGATTGCAGTGAGGGAAATGCGGGTTTCCCAGCGCAGAACCGCGCCATAAATGGCGGCCATCATCTGGAGTTTCAACGCGGGGTTTTGAGGCTGGTCAATCAGGGTCGATAGCTGCGAACCGTATTCACGACGCATGACACGACTACCGACAGGTGTGATCAAAATATCGCTGACCGACTGGCGGATGTGTTCGATCTCGCTGATAGCCTGGCCATCGTTACGGTTCATGCCGAGATACATCATGATGCTGGCCCCCCGGTGTTACCGCCACCGTTCTGCACGTTGCCGTGATAATGGATGTGGATGATCACGCCGTTGGAATTAAAGCTGCCGCCGGTGTGGGTGATATTTCCGTACATTTCGCCGCCGTATTTGAGCAACAGGGAACCGGCAATCAACTTATTGGTGCATTCCACTACGGGCGCATCCAGGGTGATCATCTTGCTGGCCGTCACCATCACGACGTTGGCGGTGGCGCTAATTTTTTCAGATGCCTGAATATCGGCGTACTTCATGCCCTTTGCCGTCAGCGTGCCGTTTTCAGGCTCGTACTCAATAACCGCGCCGTCAGGGAAATCCAGACGAACAGCATCGGGGGATGATGAGGCGCCAGGGTACTGATCCGAAAATATGCCCGGCAGAACAAAACCTGTGGTCAGTTCACCGAAGATGCTCAGCACGATCACCTGTTCGCCAACCGACGGTGCAGACCAAAAGCGCACCCGCCCGGCGCGTAGCGTCAACCAGTTTAGCCAGTCGGTCTCATTTTTCCCGATCTTCACTCGGCATAAGCCTTTGGCCGTATCCACTTCGGAGACGGTGCCAATGCGCACAATGTTAGCCAGGAGGCGTTTTAGTTCGGCGATGGATGCTTTCATGCTGCCAGTGTGCCGCGTGCGGGCGCGTGGGGCATTTTGTGTGCTTTGTGCCAGCGATGGCACAAGGCGGTGGTGTGGTCAGTAAGGCGGGGCAACTACCTGGCGATGTGTGTCAGTGCCAGATCCTTAATCCATTCAAGGTCGGCATCGGTGAAGCCCAACAACTGTCGGCGTGCATAACGCACTGTGGGGCCGTCTGGGCTGACTTTATCCCGCAGGCCATAATGGTGCACGACGGATAAATTAGTCACACCGGCGGCAAACGTCACAGCGGCTTCATCGGTGTTGGATTCGGTTTTCATAAAACGTGCTGTGCGCAGTCGGGTAAACATCTTGCGGCGGATGCGTCCGTGCTTATCTTGCCGCTTGTTTTTGCGCGGTATGTACGGCGAACCGTCCGGGTTCTTCTGTTCCTGGATGTGTTTTTGCTGGCGCTGGCGCAGCTCTTTGGCCACCTGGCGGGTAAATACCTGGCGCGATTGCGGGGAAAGCTGCTGGAGCAATACGGATAGCGTTTCGTCCAGTGCCTGAAAGTCGTTTAAGCTGCCCATTCTGCCACCTTGCGGCCTTCCATCCAGACCTCATAACTACTGAGATCGCTCGGCGGCGGTGGTGGTTCATCCACATGCCTGACGTTCAGCTTACCGTTGTCCTCGCTGACGATCACGCGTTCGGTCAATTTCAGATCAATGCTGATATCCCGCGCGGCATTATTCAGAAAATCGGCTTCAAAGGTGAACCCATCGCCGCGTTTATCCGGGTTGGCCATGATGTCGGGCTGATGGGTACGCAACCAATGCAGGATAGGCACGATCAACAGATTGGCGTCATCGGCATAGCTGGTCACGATAAGGTTCAGCGCGTACTGATATTCGAAAGACAGCGACGGGGCCAGGGTGGAATAAATCACCCCTTTATCGATAAAAATGTGCAGGCAATCGGGGTTTTGCTTCACATACTTTACGGAACCGCTCAGGGCCGCGCGAAGTGAGTCCGGTTTTAACATGATCCCTCCTACTGTTGTGTCAGGCAGACGCTGCGGATGTAGTCTTGCAGGCCGGTTATTTGGCTGTGGGCGGTTTCGATTCGCTTTCTGAGGGTGTAATAATCCCGTTGAGCGGCGTCAGTAAGTCGGGGGCCGCCTGCATCAGCCAGGCTGGCGGCGGCGGTGGTTGGGCATGTGGCGCTGAGCCGCAACCGGCGACGGCCATCGTCAACATCACGCTGCAAATCATCAATTTTACTTTTCGCATCGGTTAATTCCCGGCTTCGGTTTTCGTCAATGGCAGCAACAGCGCGCTGCGTCTTGTTTTGCCAATCAATCTGGCGGGTCAGCTTACCGTTGGCATCCTGCAATGTGTCGCGCACCTGGCGCAGCCCCTGATTGCTGTAGAACAGAAAGGCCAGCAGGCAGAACAGGATCAGGACGATGACAGCAATCAGACGGGTCATTTTTGCCCCCAGGTACAGACTTCATGCTCTATATCGCGGCGGTTCATCAGGCCTTTCCACGGTTTGCCGCCGGCGTAAATCCACTGGCGAAGGCCAGCACACGCGCCGGCTGCGTCGCCTGCGTTCAGCTTGCGCAGCAATGAAGAATGCTCAAAAGCGTAAACGCCCACGTTGTAGCTGAAACTGATCAGCGCGGCTTTTTGGTACTCCGTCGCCGGAACCTTTACCGACCGCTCAACCGAACGGGAAAAGGGGATCAGGTCTTTATCCAGCATGGCTTTGCATTGCGCAAGGCTGTAGCGTTTGCCGGGGATAATATCGGCCCCGGTGTGACCGTAGCAGACCGTCAACACGCCCGCGACGTCGCGATAGGGTTCAAGCCTGACGCCTTCCAGTTCGGGGATCATTAACGTGGCGATGGCCAGCGCGCCGGTACCGGCAGCGCCAAGCAAACTTTTGCGCAAGGTGGATGACATCGCCATTATTCGGCCTCCTTACGGAAAAGGCGGCGTTTTACCGGCGGCTCGGTGATGATCCCGGCGCTAACCCCTTTTTCATAGGCTTTGGTACGCCGCCAGTCGAAATAGGTCTGCGTGAGATAAGTGATCAGGCCCAGGATAAAACCGCCGATCACCGCAACCTGATTCCAGTCCACATGGCGGAACCAGTCGACCAGACCGCCGGTGCAGAGTCCGCCGGCAATGCAGTAGTTAATACCGGCGGCAAGTTTTTCCGTCATAATTTTCATTCTCCACCTCCCGCCCGCAGGGGGTTAATCCCATAATTGAAGGGTTTGCACCGATGCGGCCTGAATGATATCCGGCATGTCTACCGGGCAACCGTGGGGCAGAATTGGCCCCCGATCGGCCAGGCCCGGATTGCTCAGCAATACCTGCTCGGTAACACCCTGTGTTTTGCCGTAATAGCGCTGGCACAGTGCATCAACGGTGTCGCCCTGGTGCGCATAGACTTTCATCAGATCAACTCAACCGTCATGCGCGGCAGCGACTGGCAATCATTAATGGCCCAATCCGCATCGCGGCGCAGGTCGTCAACGGTTGGCTCCAAAGATTCGGCCCGTTTGTTGCCTGAATGGGTGGCGTCAAAACTGCGAAAGCGCTCGGTAAGACTGGCCTGCGTCAGACAAAACACCGCACGGCGGTAAAGCTGTACGCGGGTGCTCTCATCATCCAGACGGTCGGCAGGAACCTGATCCAGCGCGCTATAACCCGCGCTTTGCTGCTGTTTTCGCCAGTTGGCCAGGCGATCGTTAACTTCATTGATGGCATTGCGGGCGGCTTCCAGCAGGCGTGGCTGTGTGATCGTCCCGTCCTGGCGCATATCTTCCCGGTATTGTTTCAGGTCGATATCCGGCCAAAAATCCGTGTTTTTGATCACCGTGCTGACAGGAGGCGCGGGGGTAGGCGTTACATCAATTTCCAAATTGTTGCCGGGTTTCTGGTCGCCCGGTGCGGGTTCAATCGCTATGCTGACCATGGTTTTTTCTCTGTGAGTCGGGCGGTGGACGGGAGCGTTGATGCGGTTAAAACCTGTCGCGGCTCCCGTGCCGCCCTCGCCGGGGGCGATTCGTTAACTAACTGCTTTGATTTGTTTTTCCAGTTGCTTAATGTCAGATTTAACACCGGAATTTTCATCTTTCAGCAGGGCTTTTTTCAGCGTGTCCAGGGCAAGTACGTTGTCACCGTCTTGACGCAGGGCATACCCGGCAAATTTATACAACCGGGCTTTGACCTTGTCCGGCATATCCTGTCCTGTGAGCAACTGCTGAGCGCGGAGTAACTGCGCGGTATCCAGCGGCTTATTGGCCGTCATGCTGCGTTGTGCGGCGGCGGCCAACTCTTCGGCAATCAGGCAACCGGTAGAACGCTCGAAACCGTCCGGGGCGACCAAATCATGCTTGAGAGCGTATTCGCCGATATTCAGCGCGGTTTCCATGTCGCCCACGTCCAGCAACCAGACCAGCACGCGCATCAGAATGGCATCCTGCCTGCCAGCATCACTTTGCAGCACACCGGCCACCCACGGCATGTACGTGGGGATCATGTTGCGTTTCAGTTCCGCCTTGGTGTCGTGGGACTCAACACCGCTCAGCCTGGCCAAGTCCTGCTGCATCTTGAACAGCAGCAGGTCATAGTTGCCCAAGTGGCTCAGGCTGGCCGCCTCACTGAGTGAGGTGGACTGTTGTGCGGCAACGAATTGCTTATGTCTGCGTGCCGGACTGGTCATGGATTATCCCTCCGGGTTCGCGGGTTCTTGCTGAGATGCGGGCGGTACAGCCTCAGGTTTCAGCATTTCGATGTTTTCGATCAGTGCGGCGCATTGGTAATCTTCCACCACATACGCTTCATTGACTGATTCGAAGTTTTCCACCCTGTCGCGTTTCGGGTTGTCGATAATAGCGCGGCGGCGGGTGCCGTCTTGCCAGTAAATCGACAGGTTATCCAGGCGGGTGATAAAGATGGTGTTATCAGGGAAGTACGGCACACGAACCGCAGGCAGTCCGCCGATACGCTTTTGGCTGATGATGATATCAGCGGCCAGCATTTCGCTGTTTTCCTGCTCTTTGTTGACGATCGGGAAGTATTTGTCAGCCAGGAGGGAGCGCCCGCAGATGGCGACCAACTCGGTATCATCCTGGAACCATGGCGCGATCATCTCGTTGACGGCATCCATCACCAGCGCATCCAGATTGTGATAAGCGCCAGCCTTGCCAATCGTGATAGTTGCGGAAGTTACAGCCCCGGTTTCATCCACGATTTTGCTCATCACCTGGTCTGGGGCATCCTGACGGACTTTCTCAAGAAAGCCGATGTTCACGTCTTCCAGAAGCTTATTGGTTACGGGGTCTGATGTTTTGGCGCGAGAGGTACCGTTCCACCCGATCATGATGCGATCCAGTGCCTGGCGTTTCACAATGTGATTACGGATGCGTACCTGAAAATCCTTGAACTTGGCCCACATATCCATTTTTGGATAAGACAAGGCGGTGTCAAAGTTGGTTTGGGTGCAGCTATAACCCACACCGTCCAAGCTGGTTGGATCGGTTGGCACGCGCTCTTTTTCATTGGTATTCGTGGTGCTGGCGATTGGACGATCAATGCCTAGGCCGATTTTTTCGCCGTTTTGCTCATCAACTGGAACGATGTTGATTTTTTGCAGGAAACCGCTGTTTTCCTGGATTTTGTCTTCCAGTTTCTGGCTGACAGATGGCTCGACGGTAAATTTTGCCGCTACGTCAGCGGATTCTACGCCGTTTAGCGTTGCGACCTGCGCAACGTACTGTTTGTATTGCTTGCGGGTGGTAGTTTTCATCTTGTCTTTTTTCCTTCTTCGGTCGGCTAAACGGTGCTTTCACCGCCTGTAATCGGTTAATTAGCAGTCGGTGAGTACGGCGCTTTCGCCACCCGTTGACAGTTCGCGGCGCTTGTCGCTGCGGTCGGTAGTGCTGAGTTGGGTTTCCAGGCCAGAAAATGCTGTTTCGTTGGCGGCCAGTCGATCTGTCAGTTTTTGAATGGTGTCTTTCATGTCATCCAGACCGGCAAGCTTTTCCTCGGCCTGCTGCTGCCTTTCGGCGACCAACTCCACAGCCTGGTGAACATCGATAAAGCGAGCATCATCAGAGGCCTGTCGTTTGCTGAACATGGCTTTAATACTGGCAAGCAGGTTCGGTTTTTCGGTTTCCGGCGTTTCGAATTCGAGGGTGGTTTCTTCGGCGGCAGAGAAAAACAGGCCTTTCTGTGCCAGATGATTTGAGCTGAATTTCATCGCCTCACTGCCGAGTGACGCAGGGTTATCCGTGAACGCGAGGCCGGTCAGATAGGCTTTGTTGGTATCAGCGAATTTTTCGTAATACTCAATGCTGGTGAAAATCTTCTGGCGCTTGTTGTTCAACTGCACCAAGCCATCCGTCGCATCAACCTGAGCGTAGAGCGCCATTTTGCCTTTTAGCGGGCCATCGCTGATTTCGTCGGCACTCAGGGATAACACATCACCATAAGCACAGAAGGCGCTGTCAGGAAAAATGCTCAGGTAATGCTCAAGGTTGACGCGCGCCGGTTTGAATTGCTGGTTATAGGTTTCGGCCATCTCTTTGATGTGCTGGCGCTGGATCTGACGGCCATCACTGGTTGCCCCCTCGACGGCGACACGGAAAGATTTTGAAATTGGCATTGGATAAGCCCCGATCATGTAAGCGAATGTGGCCGGTGTTGGCCGTGTTTGGCTTATGTTGGCGGGGGGCTGGAATGGGGACAACGCGGCGGCCTTGTGTGGTCAATGGCACAAGGTGCATTAAGGGTGTTGGTGGTAGCGGGTAGGTAGCCTTCCGGCATTGAAACGTTGAAATTCAGGCTGATTACGCATGAGTGCTATTACTATCAGTGCCGATTTGGATCCCCGTCGTCAAGCGATGTATCTCTATTGGCAGGGGCTGCGAGTGACCCGCATCGCCGAGATGATCGGGGAGAAGTCCGTCACGGTACACAGTTGGAAACGCCGCGACAAGTGGGACGATTACGGCCCGCTCGATCAGATGCAAATCACGACCGCCGCCCGCTACTGTCAGTTAATCCTAAAGCCGGAGAAAGAAGGGCGCGACCTTAAAGAGATTGACCTGTTGGCCCGCCAGGCAGAGCGGCACGCCCGCATAGGGAAATACAACGACGGCGGGAATGAGACGGTTCTTAACCCCAATATTGCCGCCCGTAACGCCGGCCCGCGCAAACGTACGCAGAAAAATGCCTTTACGGATGAGCAACACGCCCGACTGAAAGAAATCTTTCTTGAACAGATGTTTGAATATCAACGCAGTTGGTACCGGGCCGGGCTGTCGAAAGAGTTCCGTATCCGCAACATTCTGAAAAGTCGCCAGATCGGCGCAACCTACTATTTTGCCCGTGAAGCCCTGATCGATGCCCTGGACACGGGCCGTAATCAGATGTTTGTTTCTGCGTCGAAAGCACAGGCGCACCAGTTCAAAAACTACATCATGGCTTTTGCGCAGGAGGTTGATGTTGAGCTGCGCGGGGAAACGATCATCCTGCCGAACGCGGCGGAAATGCACTTCCTGGGCACCAATTCCAACACCGCCCAGGGGCGACCGGGCAACCTGTATCTGGATGAGTATTTCTGGATCCCCGGCTTTAAGAAGCTGCGCCGGGCCGCATCGGGCATGGCATCGCAAACGCGCTACCGTTCCACCTACTTTTCCACCCCATCCAGCATGACTCATGAAGCCTATTCATTCTGGAATGGCACGCTGTTTAACAAGGGTAAATCGAAGGACAGACGCCGGGAAATTGACGTTAGCTATAAACGTCTGGCCAGCGGCCTGCTCTGTGAAGATAAACAGTTTCGCCAGATCGTCACCATTGAGGATGCGTTACGCGGGGGCTGTGACCTGTTTGACCTCGATGAGCTGCGCGAGGAAAACAGTGATGAAGATTTTGAAAACCTGTTCATGTGCAACTTCATTGATGATACCGCGTCGGTGTTCCCCATGGGGGAAATGCAGCGCTGCATGGTCGACAGTTGGGAACATTGGACGGACGTTAAACCCTTCGCATTGCGCCCGGTGGCGGCGCGGGAAGTCTGGATCGGTTATGACCCGGCCAGTTCTGAAAACGGCGACAGCGCCGGCTGTGCGGTTATCCTGCCGCCGTTGATTGCCGGCGGTAAGTTCCGGGTGCTGGAGCGCCATCAGTGGCGCGGCATGGATTTTTCCGCCCAGGCCAAAAATATTAAAGCGCTGACCGAGCGCTACAACGTGACCTATATCGGCATCGATAACACCGGCCTTGGCCGCGCGGTGTCGCAACTGGTGCGCCAATTCTTCCCGGCGGTTAACGCCATCAACTACAGCCTGGAAATGAAAACCGATCTGGTACTGAAAGCCCGCGACGTGATCCGCTCCGGCCGTCTGGAGTTCGACGCCGGCGCGCTGGATATCGCCCAGGCGTTTATGTCCATCCGCAAACAGATGACCGCAACGGGCCGCCGGGCAACCTACGTCACCAGTCGCGCCGAAGGTGTCAGCCACGGCGATGTGGCTTGGGCGGTCATGCACGCCTTATTCAATGAACCGCTCGAAGGGGCAACCGGTAGCAATACAGGTTTTATGGAGATTTATTAAATGAGCAAACGCAACCGGGGCCACAAAAACACCCAACCGATCACGCAGAAACAAAGCGGGGCGCAGCATGTGGAGGCGTTCACTTTCGGCGACCCGATCCCGATGCTGGATCGGCGTGAAATCCTGGATTATCTGGAATGCAGCATTGTTGACCGTTGGTACGAGCCGCCGATCTCATTCAGCGGCCTGGCGAAAACGTTCCGCGCGGCGGTGCATCACAGTTCGCCGATCACCATGAAGCGAAATATCTTAGTGAGTATGTTTAAGCCGCACCGGCTGTTGTCAAAGCAGGATTTTAGCCGTTATGCGCAGGATTTTATGGTGTTCGGCAACAGCTTTATTGAGGGGCGCTTTAACCGGCTGGGTGGTCTGATGAAGCTGGCCCCCAGCCTGGCGAAATACACCCGCCGTGGCGTAGAAACTGATTCTTACTGGTTCGTGCAATCGTGGATGGAGCCGCATCAGTTTGCGGAGGGTTCTATTTTCCACCTGTTGGACCCTGATATTAACCAGGAGATTTACGGCGTTCCTGAATACCTTTCCTCGCTTAACTCCATCTGGTTGAACGAGGCGGCGACGCTGTTTCGCCGGAAATACTACCTTAACGGCAGTCATGCCGGATTTATCCTGTACATGAACGATGCAGCGCACAAGCAGGAGGATATCGACAACCTGCGCAAAGCGCTGAAAGAGTCAAAAGGGCCGGGTAACTTTCGCAATCTGTTTATGTATGCGCCTGGCGGTAAACCGGACGGGTTACAACTGATCCCGCTGGCCGAAGTCGCGGCAAAAGATGAGTTTTTGAACATCAAAAACGTGACGCGTGATGATCAGCTTGCTGCCCAGCGTACGCCACCGCAACTTATGGGGATTTTACCGAACAATACCGGCGGTTTTGGGGATGTTGAGAAGGCTGCGCGGGTGTTTGCGATTAACGAGCTGGCTCCGCTGCAAGAGCGGCTGTGTGAGCTAAACGAGTGGGCAGGGGAAGAGGTGATCAGCTTCAAACCCTATGAATTGCTGAAACCTGGTGCATGATTTATTGGCTTAATAAGCTAGTAGGCTGTTATGTTGCCACTTTAGCCGCCGAAAGGCGGTTTTTTGTTTTTTTATGCAAAATCTTTCACATCTTTTTTCCGAATTTACGATAAGTGTGACATGTCACAGGTATTTTATTTGGATTGAAATGACATGTCACAAGGCCGTTGAAATTAAAACTGTGACGTGGCACGATAACTTTAGGTCGCCCAGCACGCCCAGTGCTGGTACTTCTTTTTATAACGTGTTTTTTATCGAGATCGACCCAGATTTTAATTAAAAAAACACTGCATATCTTAAGTGCAACAATCCGCATACTTTCCTGCATACCTAATCACCCTCTCAAGCCGCAGCCAGCAAAGCTTTGACGTGTTTTTCCTACTGCATAAAAAGTGAATTCTTAAGTATGCAGCGCGGGGGCGGGGGGGACGGCACGGATTAGGGGATCGATAGGGATCGTTTCGCTTGTCTCGCACCTCACAATATCGCCCCTGTTGCATTGCCAGAGTTCTGCGAGGCGATCAGATTCATAGTGCGAATTGATGTCGTAAATAAAAAGCGCCTCACTACGTGGCGTAGAGGCGCTTTTGTGATGGGATGTATTTGGCGTTGTTTGGCGTGGGTGTGTTGTTTTATTCACTTTAATGAATGGATATGCATTTATATTGATTTATTTAATCGTCAATGCAATGCACATCTGCCAGGCATTCTTATTAGGTCAGTGTGATACCGTGGGCAAACTTCATGTAAATGTGTTGTCCATATTCTCCTTCGTCCTTTATCCTCCAGGCCGCTTGATACATTCGAATATAGTTAACCGCCTGATTTGGCGACCAATCATGCCCTAACTCTCGAAGTTCTCGCAGAAAATCTACAACCGCGACAGTTTGCGCACCTTTCGGCGTTCTTTTGATCGCTTTGATAAAAGCATGCTGTACATCAGCCCTGCGTGGCATAGTGTCACCTCAATAATTACTGTATATAATCACAGTAATTATTGAGGGCATAGCATTGGATGTCAATGATGATGGGGGGCGAAGAACTTTCGATGTGGCTATGTAATTAAAAAGAAATAGATTATAACGTCGACAGCATCAGCTTTTTATAGCCTGACGTTTGCCAGCAAGTAGCATCCCCCTGCATACAGCAGCCACCCGGATCACCTGGTAGCGTGTCGCCACACTTCCCGCAACTGCTTTTGCGCAGCTCTACCAACTGTTTATGCAGTAATTTATTGTCTTGGCGGATGAGGCCGAGCAAGTATTCCGTTACCTCATAAGGCTCCCTGGCTATTCTGCGCTGTTCACAGCCCTCTAAAATCATGGCCATTTCTTGGCTATCAACGCGCAAAGTGATCGTCGTAATGCCTTGCTCTTTATCGCGCTGGCGCTGGATGCGTTTACGTTCTGCTGATGTGGTCATGCTATTCCTCCGATTTCTGTTTTATTGCTTCTTTTCTCAGGTGTTCGCCAACAAGGCGTGTTTGTTCTGGTATCTGCTGATGCCATAGCGCGGTGATCCGGGTCAGTGCGGTGGTTGTTGCCGGCATGGTTTGCCGATAGAGACAACCGTCGGCCCGTGCCCGGTAGCGCTGCCCGTCGATAGTGACCGTTGCACCCCTGGCTACCGATTTCAAAATGCAGGCATCCAGACTGAAACCGATGGACTCGGCGAAGTTGCCGATCTGGCGTTCCAGCTTGCTGAGTGGTCGCTTGATTGTGTTAATGCCAGCACTGGCCGTGGATGGCCGGTGATTTTCACCCTCCTGGCCATCATCCAAACTGAAATAAGCCAGGGCACGTTGCTCTTGTTCGTGGCGCACCTGTTCCCGCCACCGCTTATTGCTGGCCGGATCTGGCAGTACCGACCTTATTGGTGGCAGATTTAGCCCCTCGTCTGGCAATGCGAAGCCCTCGGCGACAGCCATAAATGGATTTTTTATAGGTTCAGGCGGTGCGCTGCGAATTCTCCGGAGCATCAACCGCCGTTCCTTGTCGGTTAGTCGCTCAAAATCGAGGTTTTCAGGCGGTGGGGGTGACTCCTTAACCTGTTTGGTTTTTAACCTTTCAGTCGACACCGTACAGTTATTGACAGAACTCCGAGAGGGCGCAGGCGCGCCCTTAAGGTCAACAGCCAGGTCAACGGCACGGGCCGGAACAAACTTCCATTCCTTCGTGCGGGTGATGATCGGCGTGTCGATACCGACCGGCGGGGAAAAGACTCCCCGAATTCGGATCACATCTTCGCCATAGTCGTTGGTGGTTTCTGCCGGCTCATAATAGGTGCGGACAATCAGATCATCACGGCGGACGAACGGGCCGCCCTGGGCGTTGACGTATTCAGCCCAGCGGCCATAGTCGGCAGCATCATGCACGGCGGCAAAGTCGACGCTAAGGCCAACGGCAGTTTCATGATCTGACATCTTGCGCAATTCACGGAAAACCGTCACCGGTGCGCCGCCAATAAACTGAAACTGACGAATGCGCCAGCGGGCTGCCCAAGCGGATACCGCTGGGGCGACCTCTTTCAACTCTTTTCCGCTGTCGTCGTCCAGTTCGCCATCAAGCGCGTATCCGTCGATGTTCTTTGATATGTATTTAGCGATGTAACCGGTGGCACTGCCTTTTTCTGGATCAATGGCCTCGGCGTGAAAACGGGCTTTTCTTGACCGCTCGCTATACAGTTCGTCGGTATCTTCCGCGATGGCATAGGCGCGCAGGATGTCGCGCACCTTGCTGACTTCTTCCGGGCGCATAAATAACAGCATGTGCCAATGCGGTGTGCCATCGCCATGCGGCTCGGCTACCCGGATCCCGAAAATGCGGATTTTTTTGCGATGCAGTTTGGCGCGAGCGCGCTCCCATACATTGCGCAGATATCGCTGAGTTTCGTCCGGGCTGGCCCCACACCATTTGCGATTGCGGTGGCCATGTCTATTGGTGGCATGGAAACGGGAAGGGGCCGTGATGGTGTAAAACTCACCAACGAACCCCATTTCATTACAAATATCCTCAAAACCACGAATGCGGTTCATCAATTCGCAACGACGAATGGCCGGATTTGCGACGCTGTGATCGTACTTGTCGATCAGAGAAAAGCGGTTGCCTTCTTCGTCTTCCAGCTCCATCGATTTTAAAAACTCACGGGTGCGGCGCTTCTGCTCCCGCCAGTCGCTGACGGTTGGCCGACTGGCGTAGGGGGTGGCTTTTTTGCTGACGTGACCAATGGCAATATGCAAGTGCTCTTTCCAGCGGTCGGCATGACGTCGCAAACGGCGCAGCCACCAACCCTCTGACATCATGCGCATGACTGCCGGTGCAGTATTTTCAACGGTCATGTTCCAGGGGGCTACCTGATAGGTTTCCCACAGTGGCGGCGTTTGCTTAAACCGGCGGGTGAGTGCGGCGGCCCCTTTATATAGCGCCATGACGTTCAATAATTCAGAAGGCCGGCCAATCTCTTCATCGACTACGCTCAATTCTTGCTTGATGACATCGGCGATATCTTTCGCCAGCAGTTCAATATCAGATCGCCCTGCGTCCGGTAGACGATTAAATCGGTGGCATAGGGCGGCATCGCTATTGTTATCGGAAACGCGGTATTTCTCACTGACGAGATCAAGCCGTGGCAATACACGCTCAACAAAGTTTTTGGTTAAGTATGTATTGCCCCGGCGGATGCCCTGGGATTCTTCCAGCTTATTGATGTGGTAACGCACATCGCGTTGGATAAGCTGCGGCTGTTGTTCTAACAGATGATGAGCGCGCAGGGTAGCGGCGATCTGTTCTTCGCTCTGGCTATCTATTTCGGATGGGCGGTTGAGCGATGGGTCGATCTCCGGGCGTGGCGCATTCCAAGAGTATGCCCATTCAAAAGCAGGTGCGCCGCTGCCAGGATATGGCGGCGGCGGGGTTGGTGCGTGGCGTCCGCTAGGCTTTGTTGTCACTCTGCCTTACCTGGCGGTAATTTCTGTATCCAGCCAGCGTTAACATCCTGATTTCGCGGAGGCGTCGCCGCACATTCAGTTCGGGCGGATTTACGATCTATTCTGTCGATTTCCGCAATAATCATTGCAGCAGCACGCACAAGGTCAGAGCGACGATTCACATTTCCTGCCGGATTGAATGTTTCTAGCGGGAATGGCCAAAGGTTTTTAGCGCGCCGGCGGTAAGAGCCAACACAATTAAATCCCGCTCCAGATATTGCATATGCGGCACCGCCGAGCGCCAGAACGCCATCAATGTAGCCATCATCATGAGCATCATCCCGGCCTTGATCACGCTGGCGCTGGCGCTCTGAAATAACATCTCTGATGGCTTGGGTGCGCAGGCTCTCATTATCTTTGCCTGCCTTAAATGCGGCTTTTAAGTCGATACGTAGGCGGTCTGATGGTTCTCTGTTTTCTGATTCAAGCCATTGATCGAATGTTAAAGGCTGGCTCAGTTTTTTTGGGTTGCTCATGGTTGAGGTTCCCCTTGGATCATCAGGAAAACGATCATCGCCGCACGCAGGGGCCGGTCAGCACAACTCGTAAACTCATGTCCAGTTGGTGCTTGTGCTCGGCACCATTCTTTGGTTGCGCTGCTTTCGAACGTGATATCAATTTTGTGCTTAACGACGATCTCCCAGGAATACGCTGGATTTTTGCAATACTCAGGCAGAATTGAGCGATAACTGTCCTTAGACTTGGCGATAAAGTTGTAAATGCCGTCGTATCCGTCAGCATATCCAACGCCTTGAAATTCGTATCCCTGCGCACGAGCAACAAGCTTATTGATTTCTAAATCACTGAACTGGTTATAGTCTGTCATTACTCATCCCCCTCTACGGTGAAGCCCTGTTTTTTCAGCAGTGCGGCTTGTTCAATACGGTTGGCATTCCAGCCCTTTACATGGCCGGTGTCATAATCATCTTCCCCCGCCCATAGTGTCCGCTCATCGGTCAACCGCACCGGCGTAGCCAGCCGCTTTTCTGCCCTGTCGATGCGTTCTCCTGCCATTTGCAGTGCCTGAACTGATTTATCGAGCAACGCCTGAAGGCGTTCGGCCCGCGCTTGTGATGCTTCCATGTCGGCAAGTAGGGTGGTGAGCAGCTTCTTCTCTGTCCATGCAAGATATTGCTGAACAGGCTCTAAATCGGCGGCGCCACAATCGACCAGCTCCTCTACGATTTCCCGCGCCAGTTTGTTCAGTTTCTTATTCACGCTTGAGTCTCCAGAGCGGTGATAATTTCGTACATAGCTTTTGGCGGTACGGCGTTGCCAGCCATGTGAACGCAAAGCCTGTGCGATGGCGGTTTGATGTAGTCGTCAGGGAATGACATCGCGAGCATGTTTTCGTCTTTGTTCAACATGCGCATGCGATAACCGTCGACTATCGCCCACCGATCGCGGGTAGTGATTGTGCCGATGGGGCGGGAAAGAGAACGTCCGGTTTTGGTGTTGCCGTAATAGCTGAAAAGGAACCTTTCGCCGAACTCTGCGCGCCCATTCTTAACCCGCTCAAGTGTTGCAGCAGCACGGCCCGGCTTTTCGACGGGTTGCCAGGTGTTGGCGTCGAAGTCGATAATGGTGCTGGCTGGCACATGTGGCATTTTGGGGAGTTTCAGAAACAGCGGTTTTTTGCTGCGAGTGGCGATGATGAACAGCCGCACGCGGTTTTGAGGAACGCCGAGATCAGCACAATCAACGATGTGCGGAGCGAGAGAATACCCCAACGCCTGCATTGCCGCTTCCCATGCGGGGTAAAGCTCCCATCGAAGGAACTCCGGCACGTTCTCGACGATGATTTTCGGCATTTTGTGGTATTCCGCAGCGGAAACCACCGCCCATGCAGTGGATCGGCTGGCGTCATGCTGTGCATTTCCCGCTTTCTTTCCGCGCGCCTTGCTATGGCCTTGGCAGCATGGTGAGGCCATCATCAGATCATGCTTAGGCATTAGCGACCAATCTGCCTGGTGTAAGTCCTGGCAAACGTGGATAGCGCCGGGGTGATTCTTTTCATGGGCTTCGACAGCGGCTGGCCAATGATTGCCAGCCCAAACCACGTCTGCACCCGCCATTTTTGCACCAGTGGATGAACCGCCCAAACCGGCAAAGAGGTCGCTCACTTTCAGCATTTGAATGGCCCTTGCTCAATGCTTAACATGACGTAACCCGGTTTCCACGGATACATGTCGGTGATATGGGTGATACGAACCCAAACATGCTGACCAGAAAAACCCTCCAGCCCGTCGCAGTCTTTCAACCAGCCGTGTTCGTATAAGCACAACAGATCGCCTACTGCGTATTCCCTATCGTTGATACGGAACTCTGCCTTCTTTTCGCCACTAACTACCGCCGCGAAGTATTCAGGCAGGATCTTGAGGTCATGCTTATTCATGCGATTACACCCATGATGAATTTGCCGTGCAGTTGGTTCAGGCAGCGCATAGTGCGAAAACGTGGGCGATATTGCAGACGTTTGGGGACGCATTGACCATTCACTTCATACAAATGGCCGTAGCTGTACCAGCGATTGCTAACCCATACGTCGTAGCCCTGTCCATGCAGGGAAAAAGTTACGCAATGTCGACTTGCTGAAATCACCTTCCCTTCATCCATAAGCTTGATCAGCTGTGCGTCCCAATCAGCGTTAAATGGCTCTTGGTACATGGAAAACAGGGTGTTACCGATATGCCTCAAATAATCATTAAACATTTGCCGCCCCCATAGTTGCGATGATCTCACCGGCGCGCGTGCGGCCAGCGGCATTGGCGCTGACTGATCGGCGGGCGGTGGTGGTGGTGATATTGAAATCGGAGTAAAGCGCCAGCGCGGCGGCTGTTTCGCTATTTGATGCCACAACGTGGCGACCACGACGGGCGGCGATACGCAGCATACGGGCCAGCTTTCGCTGTTGCTCGCTGGTAAAACCGTCGGTGTGGTAACTTGTGAAATTGGCGGATTTGGATGCAGGGATGTACGGCGGATCGCAGTAAATCACATCGCCAGCCTGCGCCATCCGGATCGATTCCTGGAATGTGCAGCACAGGAAAATAGCCTTTTTGGCCTGTGCTTTCTCAGCAAATGAATGGATCTCGTCTTCGGGAAAATATGGTGCTTTTCGATGACCGAACGGCACATTGAAATCGCCGCTGAGGTTATAGCGGCAAACGCCGTTATAACCGTGACGATTCAAGTAAAGGAACTGCGCCGCGCGATACAGAAAGTTGCTGTCACAACGCAGGTTAAAATCAGCACGGACTGCGTAATAACCAACTTCGTCGGCCTGTTGTTTAAACAGATTGCGAGCCTCCCTAATCAGTGCGGCAGGCTGGTTTTTAGCGACGTTATGGAAGTTGATCAGATCGCTGTTGATGTCACACAGCAGATAGCTGTCGTAATCGGTATTGAGGAATACCGCACCGGAGCCGACGAACGGCTCAACCAGGCGCTTACCCTCCGGCAGATGCTGCCGCAGTGTGTCGATGATGCTGGCTTTGCTGCCGAGCCATTTCAGCGCGGGCCTCATGCGTCACCTGCTTTCGATGAAATGTCAGCAACGGTGAAACCTGCCAGCTCCTTACCTTCGTACACTGCCGCAATGACATCAGGGAAAATCAAGGCATTAATGATTCCGATCAGGCCGACGATATAAGCGCCATTTGGGCGCTGGCCAACGGTAGCCGTAGTTTTCCCGGCGAATAACTCAGAGCATTCAACGCGATGATCGACCAGCGCGGTGATGGCGTCGGCGTCGGCCTTAAATAATTGTTGAAGAGTATCGACAGCTTTCTGTGCACTCAGATCTTGCGGTGCAAATTTTCTGCCGCCAGTAACCATTGAGACAAGCACGCCGAGAGTGGTCAAACAATCTGAAAGGGCGCGGTGCGGCGTTCCTTCGATAATTACGCCTTGCTGTTCAGCGGCGGCTGTCAGCTTTTGCCACTTGTATCCGACGCGCTCGCTCTTCTGGCCGTAGAATTTTGCGTAGACCAACATGGCGCATTCAAATGTTGGGCCGACCTTAATGCTGCTATCGGTTTTTACATTCCAGACAGCATCCGTCTGCTTAAGCAGGCGCTTATCGTACCAGGCGTTATAAGTGACTACTGTTTTGTCATCAGTTACCTGATCTACCAATTTTTGCACCTCCGGCCATGTTGGCGCTTGCTCCACCATGTCATTCGTGATGCCGTGTATTGCAGTCGCTTCGGCTGGGATAGAAATTGATGGTTTCACCAGTGTGTTGATCAGTGGCTTGCCAGTGGTATCAATGATGGTGATTTCCACGATCTCGGCGTCTTCGCCAAGTCCGGTGGTTTCGGTGTCCAGAATCAAACAGTCATTATCCAACCACTGCTGTACTTGTTGTTGTGGTGTCATGGTTTACCCCTTCATGTGTCGTGATTTGGCTTCGCGATGTTCCTGGCAGTGCACGCAGGTAGTTACGCCATGTATCAGGCGGCGGCGCTGATCGGGGATGGAGGTACCGCATTCTTCGCAGTGGAATGCAGAAGGCCCGCAAGGCTGCGGGCGGGCGTTTTTGATTTGGGCGTCAAGGATCAGCTGATGCCGTTCCTGTGCCATGTCGATTTGATCGGCCATCTGGCGTCCTTAGTCGTAATTGCGTTCTTCTGGCTGCAAAAACTGCCGATTAAAAGCCCGGCAGAACTTGAAGTAACGGTATGCAAACAGACCGACCAGCCCGAAAGCTATGACGGCCCATACAGTGGCTAGGGCAAGTGCAACGGATAAACCCGTCATTTTCGGTACTCCACGTTGTATGTTTCGTGAGTCATTAACCGCCAATCCTTACCGCCGTTTTTACTCAGCAAGCGCCAGCGATAGCCAATATCTATTTTCAGGTAGCCGTGTGGCTTAATACGGCGAAATACCCGATTGCCTCGGCGAAACTGAGTTAATAAAGAAATGGCTTTACGGTAGACGTCTGGCTTGGCAGCGGTGCCAGCAAGCGTTATCACTGTGCAACCCCCTGAGAATTAGTGGCCCCAACATTTTGACGGGCACTTATCCAGCTTTTCAGCATGGAAATAATTTGCTCGCGGGTAGCGTTGTCGGCTTCTAAATGTTCAACTCGCGCGCTTAACAACTCCAGAAGTTGCAACCGCGAGGAGCGGCGGGCTTCCGTCAGTAATTCCATTAATTCAACATCATTCATAAAACCCCCTGAATTCAGGATGTGAGAAACCCGCCACCGTAAAGGCAGCATTGATTTCTATTCAGTAATTAGGCGTGGTTATTTAGTCGCAATCGCCCAGATGCATTAATGTGGGAATGGTAATACTTAATTTCTGTAATGCTTTAATACCGCGATAAATTGCCCGACGTTCAGCGATGCTCATATCTTCAAATTTCATATTTATGTGCTGCGCTGTTAGCTCTACACGGCTATTAGTATTTGCCAATGTACAAATGGCCATCTTTTCGGCCTTCATTAACTTGTCATAAAAACAGGCTGTATGATTTTTATTCCTTGCGTTAGCAAGTAATTGCTTGGCGTTATCAACGAACTTTCCAGCCGATTTAACCTGTTCTGCCGTCATGCTCATAAAAATACCTCATACTTTATTGCCTATTTGGTAGCGCGCCCTATGACGCCAATCACCCACCAGTTAATGGAAAGGTGCGCTACCAGATAGGGCCGGGCTTTCCCGGCTATCAGATGAAATTCGCGATTTCGCGCGGGAATGGGATATCACCGTTATTGCAACGTGACACCAAGCCATCAATAACGGCAGCGGCTACGCCATCGCCTGCGGCTTCTGCGGCGCTCAATAATCCGGTGAGTCCAATACTTAGACGGAATGCATGGTCATTCAATGAGACGGCGCGGACTGCTGGCGCTATTGCACTGGCCGCATTAATATTTTGTGCCTTGCCGTGATATTGCGTAAGCAGGTCGTTAACCAAAATGATGTATGCCTGTTTCATGCTGCCACCTGGTGCTGTGCGTAAAGTTGGTCGATATAGCCGGTTGCCTGCGCTTGCGCATCGAACAAGCCGTAAGACTGATCACCCTGGCTGACTTCATACCTGGCAGACGGTGTTACAGCCTTGCGCGGGCGGTAAGTAATGACAAAGCCGCGATAGCGTGATGAATTGCGGCTTATTTTGGTGATAGCGTGTTCAATTGGCTGCATATTCCCGTCTCAACTATTGGCTATTGCGTCTTTCAGCATGGCGACGAGGTTCACTTCGATCTTGTCCTTCGGATTCACCTTCGGACGAATGATGATCCGGCCATCCCTAACCATTCGCCGACAAGTGCCGATCGGTAACCGCGTCATTTCCGCATAGGCATCAAGGGAAACGTAGCCGGTAGGAACGGTGATGTTTATCGTGGTGTTCCCCATGAATGACCCCGTTACTCAGCCTGAAAAGATTCAATACCGCGCAGGTACAAAAGGCGCGCCATGCTTGAAACAGAACGGCTTTGTGTGGCCGCTATTGCCTCCAATTCCGATATTTCTTGGTTTGACAAGCTCATCGGAATTCTTTTTTTTCCAGCGACTCCGCGCGGTAATCGCGAGCGCTGATCATGATTGGCTTGTTTCATAGTGTTATATTGTGATCCACTAAGTTCCTGTACAACACAATCTAAGGAAGAAATGTTCCTATGTCAATCGGAAATGAGGAATTATTGTTCCTGATAGGCTCCCGCTTGCGCGAAGAAAGGGAAAAATCAGGTCACAGCCAAGAATCCATGGCTTCAAATTTTGGGATATCAACCCGCACTTGGGGTAAGTATGAGCGTGGGGAAACTATGCCCGATGCTGCGACACTTGCGATGTTAAATAGCCATTACGGTGTAGACGTTGCTTATGTGCTAACTGGCGTAAAAACTCCGCAATCAAGCATTTCTGTAGAGGAGCAACGATTAGTGGATAATTACCGAGCAATGGACGACTCGGCACGGTTAAATATACAGGCGGTTGGCGATTCGTTCGCGCATTCAAAACCAATTAAAAAGGTAGGTGAGAAATGAAAGGATTTAATACTCAATTATCGTATTTTTTAAAAAGCATATTTATATTATTTTTCGCAATTCTGGCTTTAAGCACAAATAGTGCCTTTGCCAAGGATTGGTATCAAGGCGGAACGCTCCACGAAGCCAATGCGCTCACATGGCAAAAGGCTACTCAGCAAAACAAGCTTGCCACCTGCGCTGATTTCATTGCTGGGTTGTATAGCAAGGATTTATTGGCACCGGAAATAAGCGAAAAAATGAAATCAGTTGAGGATTTCAAACCTTATGCTTCTGAATTAGTAAAACAACTTGATGCAGCTTTTGCACCAGAATCAGACCCGGCTCAGAATAAGAAAATGTTTACTAACCAAACTGTCAAATCAACAGCAATGATGCTCATGATCATGATGAAGTGGGTACAAAATTAATGGCTGTCAGCAAACTTCCGTCGGGAAAATGGTTGTGCCAGTGCTTCCCGTACGGGCGTGACGGGAAGCGTGTTCGAAAGCAGTTCGCCACGAAAGGAGAGGCGCTTTCTCATGAGCGCCGCCTCATGGCAAATAAAAAAGCCGTCGAAGTCGGAAACGGTGCGGTTAAATTGGCCGACCTGATCCAACGTTGGTATGACATGCACGGCAAAACGCTGACATCCGGGGAATCGCGACTTTCAAAACTTCAAGCCATTTGCGAACGATTAGGCGACCCTATGGCGCATGAGGTCGATAAAAATATGTTTGCCGTTTACCGTGAGCGCCGGCTGGCTGGTGAATGGCTGGCTAAGGGCCGTAAAACGATAAAAGAGGCCACGGTTAACCGTGAGCAATCATATCTACATGCCGTGTATTCTGAACTGAAACGACTGGGAGAATGGGAAGGCAATAATCCACTTGATGGCATTCGCCAGTTTAAAGAGGGTGATCAGGAGTTGTCATTCCTTTACCCCGATGAAATTAAGCGGCTATTGGCGGCCTGCGATGATTCGGATAATAAAAGCCTCGGCATTATAGTTCGCCTTTGCTTGGCTACCGGCGCAAGGTGGGGGGAGGCTGAGTCAATGCGACAATCTCAGGTATTGCCTGGGCGCGTATCGTTTATTAACACCAAGAGCAACAAGAACAGAACGGTTCCCATATCAAAACGGTTACAGGCTTTGCTGCCCAAAACACGCGGTGCGCTTTTTACCTCGTCATATGATGCGTTCAAGCATGCGCTTAAACGGGCTGGTATTGAATTGCCAACGGGGCAACGCACACACGTTTTGCGGCACACATTCGCTAGTCATTTCATGATGGGTGGTGGCAATATTTTGGTGCTTCAACAAATACTAGGCCACAGTACAATCATGATGACAATGCGCTATGCGCACTTTGCCCCTGATCACCTGGAGGCGGCCTTAACGCTGAATCCATTTGATAAAATTCTGGATGAGAACAGTCCCGGAAAAGTGGCAGCAGAAACGCATATTGCGCTATAGCGGTCTACGATGAGCAATTGCAAGAGGCTGATTATACATAACTTATTGAAATGAAAAGCATGTTGAAGCTTTTTAAAATCCCTCGGCTTATGGCTGTGCGGGTTCAAGTCCCGCCCCGGGTACCAGGAAAATAAATTCAAGAATAACAAAGCAATAAGTAGTAATGTCGTGACCGCCGGAAGGCGGT